TCGAACTGGTCATTGGCTATGGGTGACCGGACCCAGTGGACAATCAGGTCGTAGTAAACCCAATGATTATTTCCACCCTCAAGGTACTCGAAGAACGTTTGATACTCGTCTTCATCTAATGCCACACCGGAGGTTGACTTACGGTAAGCCACCAGTTCCCCAGATGCAGTCTTAAGGTCTGCTGCAATCTGGGCCATGTTGTTGGGTAGCTTGTCGTTTGCAATCTTCGGCATGATACCTTTAAAGTCATTGATCTGTATCTTTGCCATCTGTTGTTTCCTCTATCTGTTGTTGATCCACAACCTCACCCTCAATCACTCCACCAGAATGACAGACGATTGCCTGTATAAATTTCTCAGTGACGTTCCTGGTCTTGTTGGTATCCCTACGGGTTCCAAGGGTTAAGTTGTATGTCTCCAACTGTAATAGTAGCCCACGTTTTGGAGCACAGTCTTTAGTGTAATACTTTCCACCATCGTCTGCTTCCCATGGGATGTCCATGTAGTGTGGGCAGTTCTCTCCATACCGTGTCCAGAACGGACACTTCTTTCCGTGGCACGTGTCTTCTCTTCGACTCATAATTCCCCCTTCTTTATTATGTTAGTCTCGTTCGATTAAAAGTCCAACGGCTGCATACGGACGATCCGTACTTGGCTCTTTGGATGATCCAGTGTTTGCTGTACCAGATGCATTTGTGTCACCGGGATCTGTTGCATTCGTGTCACCTGGATCTTTGGAGCCAGTGTTACCGTGTGCATGGGACCCACCACTACCGGTGTTACTTGTGTATCCAGATATTCCAGAAAGGGATGATGCAAGAATGTCTGCTGCAACAGTTACCGTTCCACGGGCTGCAGTGCCATAAGCATAGGCACCAGCCAGCACATTATAAAGTTGCAAACCCTCAAGATGATTATGGACAGGCATTTCTGACGTGAGCAGGGTGTGACCTGGGGTCGTATGTGTATGGCTCGGCATTGTGTGGATATGTGTATTCATTGTGTGCACATGACTTGGTCCTGTGTGCACGTGGCCTGTTGGGGTCCACGATCCTGCCAGGTTCTCACCTGCCACATTGTAGGCATTAGATCCACCGGCTATTGCCAGAAGGCAATCGGCCGGGCCACTCTTGGCCGACCACCCTGTAGGTATTTCACCTGTAGGATTGTAGATGTACATTGTCAGACCGGATGGTCCGTAGAGTACCTGCTCGTCGGCTGTTGACTTTGCCTCAATGGCTGCAATGTCTGAGTCATTAGATTCTATGGCTGCAAGGTTAGCAGCTATATCATCACGGAACTCCTCAAGGACAATCTTTGGGAACCGTATCTGAACCTTGTCACCGATTTGGAAACCAATGGCATCAGTATCATCCTGTGCTCTCACAAATGTCTGGAACACATCGGTACCTTCCTGGTGCTCGGTTACATTTACTATCTCCCGATTACCGGACTGATCCACCAGGGTGGCATAGAAGTAGTTACCAGAGGCCAACACTATTGTTGGGAACAAGAGTCCGTCACCGGCTGTCAGTGTCATGTTGGTTGTGTCACCAGACCCAACACCTGCTGTCAGAGTTCCCTCTGCATTATTTGTAAATTTTATTCCCATGATGCTCCACTCCTAACGTTACTTGATCCCTGGACTATATAGCCCTGAGGTATTACACGGCCGGGATATTTCCCGGTACCCGTGAGTGTAGTCTTCCTGGCTTCACGTACTCCACGGCTGAATGATCGGGCCATGATAAGAGCAACCCCGTTATTAAACCAAGTTGCTTCTGGGATGATTAGAACCTTGGCCAGGGCACCGGCCTGAATTATTTCGTGCCACTTCTCGTATACGAAATCGTCAACCTCTTCCTGGCCTCTCATGTATGTCACGATAGCCTGGATGTTGACATCAATATCAATGTCTTCCTTTGGTGCTGGCCAAATCCGGATCTTGTTAAGTCCATCGGTCAGCCAAAATCGACTGGGCCTACCGGCCTCGGTCTCTCTCCAATTTGCAAACATGGAATCCATCTCACGTTCCGTTGTCCGTACGAGGGGGTCACGTCCCTCAATCTTTATGTCGTCAATGGCAATAGTACGGTACCGGTTCTGTGGGTACTTGAGTGTGTACGTGTGAACCTCTTCCTCAAACTGAATCGAGGATGGTTCTTTCTTTAGCATCAACGACTTATTACAAAGATCGATAGCTGAGTTTATCAAATGAATCCTGAGCATAATGGAAGGTGCCCCATTGCAGTACTGCAACATCTCGGGTAGGAAAGCATTTAATAGTGTGTATCCTGGTGATGCTTCTGCTGCCATAATAGTTTATTCCTTTGACTCTGGCCCGGCAGCTTGACTTGTTGCTATCTCTACCTGGAGCAGATTAAAAAAGTTTTGCATGAATGTTATAGCCTTTTGAAATTCAACACCTTCATCATCAGCACTGAATGCTTTATACAGCATGTACTGTACGATAGGCTCAAAGAATACATCGTTGACACCGAGATCATCTCCTGTTGCAGCTACGGCTGTCGGTAACTGTGAGACCTGGATCTCAACATACACTGCCGTGGTGGCATGTGCCGGGGGTGTAACGTAAAATATTCTGGGGTTCTCTTTGTCATAGGAGAAGTTGTCTATCTCCGTGTCTCCAGTGGCAGCAGGCCACAAGAGGTTTGAGTAGTCAAGATGCTTTCTGTCTGCCGGTGTAATGATTTTTCCTGCCTGGTTACCAACGGTACCCATATTTCTCGTGATGTCCAGTAGCCTTAAGGCCGTGGAGGGCAGTGATTGTAAGACACCGGGAGCTAATTGCAGGCTGTCTGTCTGTGCACCAGCATCTGGCCGAACAAGGATCAAGGCTCGAATAGATGCATTCAAGTACTTGATCCAAGTCAACTCAGAAACTCGTACGTAGTCAACGTCACCGTACAATTCAGCAGCATCTAATATGTAATCATTTGCTGTGAATGACATAATGGATTAGTTTCCTTTTTTGGCTTCGTCGTATTCTTTACGGAGCACGTCGATATGTTTGATGTCGTGCACGGTGTGCTGAAACCTGGGCACTTGCTTGGGTATGTACCGAATCTTTCCATCACGGTCCACATCCATCTTCATCTTTGTCATGATAGCATTCTGTAGAACACCGTCAATAAACTCTTTGGGAATCCAGGCCTTAACCTCTCGTGGGATTATAAGGCCTACACCATTGAGTCCAAGCTGTACGTATGGCAGGTCGTTTTCCTCTGTACTGTAGAACGTAATCTCTACCATCATACCACTGTGGTTCTTGTGTAGCTTACCCTTCTTTGCCGGTTCGTGGGTTTCAACATCCCCAGCCTCGTCAATAACAACAGGGTCTTTTGACTTTCCGGACTGTACGTCGATTAGCCTCAGCAGGTTGCTGAGCTTTTTTCTGTTAACAGATCCGGACGGTGCAAGATAGTCGGCCTCTTCAAGTTCAAACTTCTTAATCAGTTCCTTGAGTTCGGTGTCTTTCATTCCCATATAATTTGTTGCCATGTTATTTATTCCTTCCAATAAATAAGTAATAAGGATGGCCCCAGCCAGGGGGATAGCCGAGACCGGGGCATCCTTGAGTTTAAATTAAACTACGATTATGCAAGGTCGGATACTGCTACTTCAAGCCGAGCCATCCAAAAGTCGTTCAGGATGATCGTTGCAGAATAACCCTTCCAACCAACGTGTCCTCTCTGTGCCAATGGATCGGAATCAGTTGCCTTCGGATTCACGACCATGGGGGTCAGAGCATTTGCACCCTTGAAAGCCACGATACCATAGGCATCACGGGCAAGGTACAGCATCGGATAAACGTCAGCCTGTCCACCTGTCTCAAGCACATTGGTTCCACCACTGTCACCACCACCGGCAAACGGCTCGATGATTGTAGATGTGATGTAACGAACGTCTTCGATTTTACCAATCTCTCCGTCGAACGGAGTCATGCTTCCGTATTTTTCAGCCGGTACGAAAGAACTGATAGCACGAAGGTCAGGCTCAAGGTCGGGGTGGATAATACAAATGTATGCTGGTGCAATAGACTCTGTACCGAAAGCAGGTGTACTCTTCACAACACCAGTAATCGGTTTACCAAGTTGACGTTTCAGAAAACGTGTTACACGTCTTTGGTCGTTCAGAGATATTACAACATCGACAGAACTTCGTCCGGACTCACTGTTTGAATAGAAGACGTTGGTACCAGCCTTCAAGACATTGTAACGAGTCTTTTCGATCAGAACTGCAGCCTGCTCACCAAGAATATCAACAGCCTCTCTCATAATCGGATCTTCATGTGTGTCCATGATAACGTCAGTAATCACAACTCGATCACCATACTGTACCAGGGTAGCACTGTAGTCCGAACTTTCAAGAGTAGTAGCATCAGGTGTGACACCTTCTGTCAGCATCTTGTTGGCCGGGTTAAAGTTGGTTCCCTTGAAATATTCGTGGGGGTTAAAGTCACTTCCAAATGTTGCTGTCCAAGCACTGTCTATGTAGTAACGACGGAACTGGATTGTCTTGGTGCTTTTGTTGGGCAGAGGTTTGGCCTGACCAAACTTCTCAAGGACCAACATTGGCA